TGGAAGATGATGAACCAGTTATGGAAAATGAATACATGGAAGATGATCCAGCAATGATTGAATCAGATGACATGGAAAACGATGATTTGGAATTAGAATCTATTCTAAGAGAACTAGAAGGCGAAGATGATGAAGATCCAATGGCATCAATGGCACCAGCACCAGCAGCACCAGCACCAGTAGCACCTGCACCAGCCGCAGCCGACCCGTTAGCAGCTACATATTCTACACCAGAAGAACCAGTTGTATCAGATGATGAGTTAGACGAAATCTTAAGGGAAATGGAAGATGAAGACATGTGCGAAAGCGAAGATGAATTAGACGAAATCTTAAGAGAAATGGAAGATGAAGAGTATGAAGCAGAACCAGTATCAGAAAGACGACAACTTCAAGCTGAAAATAGAAGATTGAAACGTGAATTGACTGAAACGAAATCTACATTAAAGAAAGCGTACGCAGCAGTGACAGAGATGAAAAAACATCTTAACGAAACAACATTGTTGAATACTAAGTTAATCTATGCAACGAATTTAAATCGTCACTTCAGTTTAACTGAAAATCAGCAAACTACCGTATTAAATGCTTTTGACAAAGCGACCACAGTAAGAGAAGCTAAATTGTTATATACAACTTTGGCAGAATCTTTGAAACAAACAAACGACAAAAGAGTTCTTAAAGAATCTGCGTCGAAAAGTATTAATTCAAAACAAATTATACCAGCTAATAGATTTCAAGTTCTTGCAGGTATAAAATAATTAGGAGAAAGTAAAACATGAATATTCAAAAATTAATCGACACCGCTGGTAATGATGGCCAAAGAAAAGCCGAAGTAGCTAAAAACATTGCCAAGTGGGGAAAAACCGGATTGCTTGAAGGTTTAGATCAACATAATGCCGGAACAGTAGCTCAACTACTTGAAAACCAAGCTAGACAGTTGATCACTGAAGCAAACCAAAACACAAATGCAGCTGGAGCAGAAGCTTGGAATGGTATTGCATTGCCTTTAGTTCGAAGAGTGTTTTCATCTATTTCAGCTAAAGAATTCTTGAGCACACAAGCTATGAACATGCCTACTGGACTTGTATTCTGGATTGAGCATAAATATGCTACAGGCCAAGCTGGTTTCACAACAGGTTCTGATAGAACTTCACAAGAAGATTCACTTTATGGTGTTACTGATGCCAGAAAAGGAACTGAAGTAGCAACCGGTGGTCTTTATGGCCCAGGAAGATTTGGTTATACCATTAATGATGTGACTGCTGCAACTGTGGTTTCAAATTCGGCATCAATTTTAGCTACTAAAGAAGTAGATTTGAATTATGATTCTGAAAGATTAGCAATCTTAGCAGCTAAAATCGCTGCTAACGAAGTTGTTAAATTCACCATCCCGGTATCGGCGTTATCTAACCCAGACTTAGAAGGTGTGAGAGCATTTACAGTTGTAGATACAGCCGGAACTAAAATTGCAACTCACTTATCTGGATTCACAAGAGTTAGTTCAGACAGAACTTTAATTCATTTTATTGCAGTATTGGAAGACGGTCAAACTTTAGCTAACGCAACCGCTGTTACCGTAGCTTATCACAAACAACCTACAGATGTTACTAGAGGTGATTTCGAAGCACAATTACCAGGAAACAGCGCATTAGATATCCCAACTATTGACATTCAATTGAGACAAGAGTCAATAGCAGCTAAGACTAGAAAGTTGAAAGCCGTTTGGACTCAAGAATTTGCGCAAGATATTAGTGCATATCACTCAATTGACGTTGAAGCTGAATTGACTTCATTGTTAGGTGATTACATCACAAAGGAGATTGACCTTGAGTTAATTGATATGCTTTACAATAATGCGCAAACTAAAGCATTCTGGAGTGCTAGACTTGGTTATGAGTACGACTCGACTACCAAAGCATTCTCACAGACAGCTGGAAACGCAGCAGCTTATAACCAAGGTACTTGGTACCAAACATTGGGAACTAAATTGCAGAAAGTTTCAAATGAAATCGGTAGATTGACAATGTCAGATGGAGCGAACTTCCTAGTATGTTCACCAGCAGTGGCAACGATCTTAGAATCTATTCCTGGTTACGCAGCATCAACTGATGGAACTAAAGGTAAATTTTCAATGGGACCAAGTTCTGTAGGATCTATTGCAAATAGATGGGAAGTTTACAAAGTACCTTATTGGACTGAGAATACCATATTAATGGGTTACAGAGGTGGAAGTTATTTGGAAGCAGGTGCAGTTTACTCACCATATGTTCCATTGGTAACTACACCAACAATCTTGGATCCGAATAACTTCGTACCAAGAAAAGGTATATCGACTAGATATGCTAAGAAAATGCTTAGACCAGAATTTTACGGACTTGTAGCAGTTGAAGGCT